CCCCAAAGTCTCTGTTTACAGCATCGCCGAAATCTAAGGATTGAATGATCCCGTTGCCATAAGAACCCGTGGCAGTGATTGTGCCGGTAGCAGGCGTCGATGGAGATTCCGATATTTCATAAGTGAAAACAGTGTTCGACACGACAATAATATCGAACGTGCCATTGTAGTCTATCTCCACTGCACCAGCAATCGTAACACGGACATTGTTGCTGAGATTATGGTCGGCGTTTGTGGTCACCGTAACAGTGGTGCCGCTCCTAGTGACGGTATCAACACTATTGACCTGAGTAGTGATAGTCACATCCCCCAAAAGTGAATATTCCAGACCGTCCGTAGTAGCCACGATGGTGTTGACCGGAATGGTCTCAGCAAGTGTACCCGTGAAAATCACGCCACCCTGGGCTACTGTGGCCTCATCCCTGATGATCCCGAAAATACTGGCCCACCGATCAAGCTGGTCAACAGCCGTGTCAGGAATTGACTCCAGCTCTACTTGCTGCAAGGCAAAATAGAAGTCAAAAATACGATTAGCCAAGGATGTAATGATAGAACCGAGCCACGAATTTCTTAGGAACGGGTTAGCTTGTTGCAATTCATTCTTCACATCATTCTTGGAGCGGCGATCAATCTCCGCAGCAGATTCAGGTATATTTAGAGCCATTAGCTCAAACCTCCTGACCCCGTATTCTGCCACAAGTCGAAGTATCTTTTCTCCACCTGTGAGCTGGGTCTTTCAATTGTAATTACCAAATTGATAGTTCCGTTTGTCACTGCGGCGGCGGCTGAAACATTATCAGCAATCGTAGTATCAGTGGCAGGAATCGTATCTTCAACTAGCCATTGCAGACTTTGCTGCGCGGCATCAGTGACACCGTTCACAACAGATTGCGTGAGACGGGACTGCTCAAACAGCCACAGCTTGCTGCCGATCTCAAAGTCTGGCGTGCTTTCGTTGCCGATCCAGCCCCGTCTCAACTGGGCAGGTTGTACTTCAGAAGCGTCAGCACGCTTGTCTGTAAACAATGAGACGATGATGGCAGCGTCAAAGGCATCGGCTGTCAAGATATCTCCATCACCACCGATCTGGAAATCGTAGGTGCCGTCGATTCTGTCATCAAGGACAGCATCTATGCCTCGGACAAATCCTGTTGTTGTTTCATGTGGCATTGTTATCTCAGCGCATCCAAACGAACTTTGATCGCAGTAGCGGCGGGATTAAATCCTACTTGGCTGATAAAACCAAAACTTATTAGAATAGCTATCAAATCGCTTAGCACTGTATGCAGGTCTTCTGTATCAGCGGCATTAGCAAACTTAGTGCTATCGCTAAGTGTCTTGATGTCTCCAGCAACGTCAATGGTCACATTGCCAGTGGATGTGATTTTTGTCTGGCCAGTGGCAGTGATACTGATGTCCTGCGCTGCTACCACGTTTACATTCGCCGCTGATGTTATGTTGATGTCTGAGCCTGCCGTCACCACATCAATATCACCATTGGCCTTGAAATGAACCCGTGCTTTGGTGTCTGGATGATATACGATCACTTCGCCATCAGCGATCAAAATCCTGTCGCGGGGGCTACCTGGCAGATGGACATGCGTGCCGCCCTGATGAGTCAGCATCAGACCAAGAGCATCTTTGCTCGCAACTGCATGATAGCCATAAGGATACCAGGCTGGTGACTCAGTTACCTTAGCCATGTATGAGATTTGCTGCACAGGAAAATCCCCTGTATCGGATGACTCTTTGCTGACAAAGCACCAGCGAATTATTCTTTGAATCTTATCGCCGATACTCATTATTCTTCCCCTTGAGGCGCAGGCGGGCCGATAAACAGCGGGCCACCCACCTCAAAACCTACGCCTACCTTCTGCTCCTTTGGCTCACCTAGAGTCAGCTTATAAGCATTAGGCTTCAAAAGAGTGAGCTGGGTCAAGACTCCATCAGGACCCATAGAGAAAATAACCGTATTGATCCGCATCTCTGCTGAAATGCCAGCGAATACATCATCCACAAAGGCTAGTTCCCCTGGTGTCCAGAGATCGCCATTCTGGTTTCTGTAGCCCCTGACAGTACAGGAATAGGTCTGGCCTCTCACTGACCGCACATTCGCTTCCCACTCGGCTCGGGTAGTATTCTCGCCAACAGAAGCAGCAGTCTCAGCTATCAACACAAGCTGCCTGCCCCTTCTCACGTCTTTGTCTTCTATAGCACCACCAGTTTGATCCGTCAGCGTAGGGTTACTCCGGTTCCCTGCTTTATTGAAGAGCACAGGATTACCTTGCGAAGTCACAATGTATCGGTTATAGCGTCCAGTGCTATCGAAAGTGGCGTTGTAGTTTATTACATTGTTCTGAATGTCGTCTGCCCGGTGTCGTAAGTAAACAGTCTCAGTAGTGTCCGTGGCGTCCTCTGGCTGAGTGAAGAGCAAATTGCCCTCAGGATCGGATGCCAGTAGGACGCTGCGCTTGCGCGCCCATTTCTGTAGGTAATCGAAAGCGCCTTCACCCACATCTGGCGTTATCTGGTCTTCTGCTTTGTCGAACAGATCTAGGTCCAATGTGTCTATGACTTTTATATCAATACCCAGATGTTTGAGAACTGCTTTGGCCAGAGTTGACAAGCTTACGGTAGCAGAGAAATCGCCAATGTTGCCTAAGGAGGAGTCCAGAAGATCACCCGTTCTGTCTCGCCCCTGAATATCAATAGTATGCTCCTCAGCAGATCCAGACACGTTGATGATTTCTATTGTGCCCGTGAGGACTAATTCATTGTCTGCTTTGATCGTGCAGGGTTGTCCTCTGAAGAATGGGAGAGGGTTCGGCGAATCGCTAGTCGCACCAAAACCGAAAGTACGAGATAGCGAATCCATGCCGATCATTACTTCGGCGGATGTAAAATTCTTGTAGAGGTTCCCCGCTACTTCTATTTCTAGAGTCTCTGTCATGGTGTCAGTATCGAAACCTCACCCTCTACTTCCAGAGATTGCAACTCATTCAAAAGGGCTAGGGTTGCTCCATCTTCGGAGGTGCCGTAGTAGCGATATGCCAGCAGCCTTGTGGTCGTCAGGTTCGTTCGAACGTCAATGACTTGTCGAGCTGTTAGTTTCTGCTGAGCGAGCAACTCTATTGTATCAACTCGCTGATCCGTTATTGTATCCAGCACATCCTTCGCTACGTTACTGTCCAGTAGAAGCTGATATTGCTCCTCAAGCTGAGAGGAAACAACGTCTATATCTTGCACAGTTTCAAAGTCAAGCTGAGATGCTTCGAGATAAGAGTAGCTCAAAGACCAGCCTCTCACGCTGTCGTTCAAAATCTCTCGATTCTCTTGGCGCTGCAATGACAAAGCAGTCTGTGTTCCTTCATATGGAATATCCAAAGCGCCCATGTCAAACATGTTCAACATAGCATTGTAGCTGTCGATGGGCTGCGAGAAGATCCCGTCAAGCTCCCGGATTAGATTGCTCATGTCCTGCGCCATGTCGTTGGGATTAGCTACTAGAGTATCAACGGCATTGTTGAACGCCGTAATGTCTTTCGCCAGCTCATTGAATCCTGTCTCGTTTACAAGATCAGTTACGAGCGTCGCCTTGCTGGCGTTCTCAAGAATCTCTGTGAACTCTCGTAACTTATTCACAGCGTCGGGGGCGTTGCCACCAGCAGCGCCTTGAGTAACGAAACCATCAATGATGCTCTGGATAACAGACACACCTACAATGTTCTTCTTCTCCAGAATCAAAGCTGGTGTGTTGAAGCTTTCAACCGGTAACCCAGTGGCAAGGCTGAATTCGAATACAATGGAAATCTTCGCATCGCCCAGCTCGGTCATATTCTCGTCGAGAGTATATGTACGAGTTACGATGTTCTCTAATTTCCCAAAGAACGGATGGATTAGTGTACCAATGCCACCCTTCTCAAGAGCAGCTAATAGCTTGTCTCTATTTTGCTTGTAGGAGGTTAGTACATTCCCGGCGACATCATAGCGAGCAGTGATACTACCCTCCAAAGTGAAGATGCGATTCTTGAGTCCTAGATCTTCAATGGTCTGCCGATCACTGTTGACAAATTCCTTCTTGCTATCCTTGCGACCACCAGCAGTAGTAGAGCCTGTTACCAGAAACTCTGCACCTCTGTAGCTACATATTTCCAGTTGCGAGAATATTTCATTGGGTCCTTGTAGCGGCATTAGCTCAAAGCTCCTCTCATGTTGCCCCCGTTAGGCAGCCCCGGCCTCTCAGTAAACTTTGATTGAACATTAGCAATTACACCGGCCTTATCCTTAGTTGTTACGACTATTTCTCCGACGATTTTATTAGTTTGTTTTACTTCGCCACCTATGCCAAAGAAGGCTGCGATGGACCCCGCAGGCGAATCTATAAAGGCATTGAACTTCTTCTGGAAACCCTCCAACAGTGCATTGAGAGGCGCAAACTTATCTGCCAAGAATCCTATAGCTGCACCGATGCCCGTGAACACCGCTCCCAGCGGTGAGATTTTGAATAACATGGCCATCACGTCACCGATCTTTGTAGCCCAGTTCCACAAGAGCACAAGCACACCGATGAATGCTGCCACTGCTGCTATGCCTAGTAGGATAGGAGCAGTGATAGCAGCGACGGCTGTAATCATGAAACCAAGAGCGATGAGTAGCGGGCCGATGACGGCAGCCACACCAGCGATAATGACACCCCACTTAAGGAACTTGGGATTCGCTGAGGCGAGCTTCTGAATGATCTTTGTGAACCCTTTGACAAGAGGCAGCAAAGCCGGAATCAGCTCGTTACCAATGGCGACCTTGGCGGTGCGCATGGATTGTCTCAGAAGGATCATCTGGTTAGTAAACGATTGAGATGTGCGGGCGGCGTCACCCTGGTCCTTGGAGGTCTTCTCAACAACCAGAGCGTAAGCTGCCGTAGATAGCTGGAGCTTTGTGAACTGACCGCCGACCTTGCGAGCACCTTGGGCCATCGCTTTCATCTCGACTTCCCTCTTGTTTAGGGAAATACCAAGAGTCTTCAGGGATTCGTTGTTTCCAACCATAGCACCCTGTAGGGCAAGGAAGACTCGCTCTGGGGATACGTTACGAAACGATCCGATGTCCTGAGTCAACACGACCAATTTCTTGGTCATGTCATCGAGGCCCGCTCCAGCGAAACCAAGGCCACCAAGGAACACACCCATCTTCTGGGCCTGCTCGCGAATATCTGTACTACCGCGAGCTAGTTGCTTAGCAGTGTTATCCGCCCACGCACGCATAGCATTGGCGCTCTTCCCGAACTGGATGTCGAGGGCGCTTTCCATCTCTGCTGCGTCGGAGGCAGCACTAACGGCTAGGACACCGAAGGCTGCGATGGGGAGGGTAGCAGCGATAGACAACCGTTTGCCGAATGTCTTTATGCTACCGGCTGCGTTCTTAGCAGCGTTCCCAATCTTCTTAAGTCCACGAGCCATCTTGCCCGACTGAGCGTCGAACTTTCTCATGGACTGGGTGGTTTTGTCTACGGAGGACTTGAGTTTTCTGCCAACATTACTGAACTTATCAATGAAGGTAATGTTGAAAGCTACATTCTGTGCCACGTTAGTCTCCTATCGTGTACTACGTTTCATTTCGGCGTTTCGCCTCTCTACGATCTTACTGACCTGACTGGCAACTATCTCAAGCTCCCTTAGAGGCATATTACGCAATTCGTTATAAGAGAGACCACCCTCCATATTGGCACAGAGATTGACGAATATAGCACAGAGCTGCTTTTCTTCTAGTTCTCCAGAAAACGTTTCATTACGAAAAAACGGCAATACTCACCCACCATTCTTTCAAGAGTGTCGCACGAAAGCTGCTGCATCATAGTGGAATTGAATTTGATGTCGTCAACTTTACCGACGCCAGACACCAGTAGCTTTCTGCCAACTTCCAATAGTTCATCAAGAGGTTCTGAACTAATAGCCATTGCGCTCATGATGTCTTCCCCGGTAATATCTCCAGCAGCTTTTACCTTATCTAGATCAACATCAGACTCTTTACCAACGGTTCTCTCTTGTATTTCGAGCATCCCGCGCGAGAAAGCCTGCTTAAGCTGTGAAACTTCTTTCAGGTCTCTGCTAGTAGGTGACTCGAATACAATTTTACTAATCAATGCGACTTCTCCACCTTTGTGGATTTCAATGGGTTTGTCTAATTCAAATGTGAATGTCAGGTCACTATCTCTGGAGGACGACATAGACTATTTCCTTATGTTGCAGAGTTGGTATTGAACTCGATCGGGATATTAGCATCAACGCCAATTCCCACTTCATAGTTTGCTGTTAGTGCTGCGCCAGTGAAAGTCCGAATAACGTTGCCATCAGCGTTAGCGGCTGTAACCTGGACGACGTTTGCATTACCATTCACCTTCCATGTACGGGCTAACTTGATGTTTTCAACAGTGGAGGGGAGATCAAAAGAGATCAGGGAGAAGTTAGTCTCCAGATCGTTAGAAAAAACCTGCTCGGTTTTCCCCCCGCCAATGCTGACTGCACGTTGCTTCTGTTCTCCCAATCCTTCAGTATACATTACCGAGTTAGGGATAACACCTACGGTTTCATTGTTCACTATTACAGTGGCGTCTGTGATCTGTAAAGCCACGGCGAATCTCCTTAGCTAGTTGAGAAAGCGATCTTGATAGTACCAATGATCGTTCTCAGTTGTGTTACGATTGGGACAAACATCTCGATAGTGACTTTGCCTACTGCAAGGTCAAGTTCAACATCCAGATTTTCCTTGAAGAAGTTGAAAGCATCTTCTCCACTCTGTACGAGCACGAAATCAACGCCACTAAGATCCTGATAGAGCTGTTCCGTAAATGCTCTGATGCTTAGCTCGTTAGCAACGTCTCGGCCTCTGCTGAGATTGCCCTCAGTTAGCCGACTCTGTGCAAACCTCTTCTTATAGTTGTTGAAGAAATATTCACGAATGTTGCTTGAGGTATCTACAAAGTTCAGGAATGTGAACGTTACATCAGGATTAGATGCTGCATCTGTCAGATATGTAGTGACGACTTCCCCAGAGAGACCGGAATCTCCCGTTGAATTGACACCCATGACTGCTGCACCTGCATCTGTCAGTTGCTCGATTTCAAGATCAGTCCATCCACGGCCTGCGGCGATGCCCGGAAGCTCAGCCAAGACTGTGTTGAAATAGGGCAGAGAGGCTAGAGCCGTTCCACCGAACTGATCCTTGCTTGCGCTGGATACCAGAAACCTACTGATTGAAGCATCTGCTGTCAGGCGTAGAGAACGGATACCCGCAAATAGAGCAGCCTTCTTGTAGGAAGCCTCATTCTGAGCAGGGCCTAGATAATTGGTCTCAGATTCCTGCTTGTCACTGAAAACAACCAGATCATGGCTATTGAGACCGGTTAGCAGGGTTAGTGCCTCAGCATGGCTCGATACATGGCCAGTGAATGCAACACCATCAGTAATAGCATTGTCCGCATTGAAGCGGGTTGCCAGGTAATCCTCTACCGGCTGCGTCTGGGTATTGCTGCTCCAGGGCCATACGATCCCCTGGTAACGAAGAGTCGCTACATCGAGAACGTCTGTCAGTGTAGGATCGGTAGCACCTGGTACGGATTCCGCAACAGCCTGTCCAGTTATCCCTGCAACAGCTCCCTTGGCTTCAACACCAAGATCATTGGCCACCGTGCCCAAGTTGACGGCTGTCAACGTGACAACACCTACAACGGCGGCGGCTGTGAACGGTGCTTCAAGGTCAAGGTTGATCGCTGTCGCAATTGCCAGCGCTACAGCCGTTTCCGTATCTGTGTCTGCTACTGCAATGTCGAAGCTGTGGTCCACTTCAGAACCGGCGACGATTGTCAACGTTCCTGCCTCAGTGGCAGTACCTACGATGGTAATGGTGACTTCGCGCGCAGTCCCCGCCGCATCGTCTAGCGCAATAGCATCTAGTCGAACAATGGGATTGACTTTCTTAAACTCGCGTACCATTGCAGCAAGCTGGCTGTTTATGCCGAACAAAGCGTCTTGTGGATCACCTGTGCTGGCGATGTTCTCAGTAAGGGAACCGTCTGATACTGATCCCGCTGTCGTGATTTGACCGACAAGGAGAACCCTTTGCGGCGTATTTTCTACATCGCGATCTGCGCTCGCAAGCGATAGACTAACTCTAGGTTGCAAAATTGTGGTCACTTGAACTACTCCTTGTGGTTCTTAAGTTTGTGAGTGGTCCGCACCTTAGCGGGCTTCACGACCTGTGGTTTAACTTCTTTCTTTACAGAGCCGTCCTTCAAGCGACGCCTCCAATGAAAGTCTAGTGGTGTGCCTTCTGGGTCAACAGCCACCTCTACTACCTGATCCATATTATAACCAGGGACCAGTCCTACGATCTTTAGTTTAGCTGTGCTCATTGGCTTTCCTTGAGAAATAACAACTATGGAAGTGGAACATCATCCAAATCCACAGAGGATTCTAGCTTGCTTGTACTGAGTGGAGTTTCCGCCTCAATATTGATGAAGGTATCGAAATCAATGTCTCTGAAGGCCACATCCACGTCCGGGCCTACGGTGTCCTCGAAAATAAGGTCACTGACCTGTGAGAAATTATAGGCGTGCATGAGAAAGGCTGTGTTGTAGAGTTGCACATCATCGCTCAGATAATGGACACTGCCCTGAGTCTCGATAGCTGTGTTAGTGGGGAACTGGTGTCCCAGAAGACTCTGGCATAGAATGGTCAGTAGTTCTGCGGCCTCATCCCGAGCTTTGCCTGCCGCGATCTCCGCTGATGCAGTAGGGATAAAAACGAACACCGTAAAGGGGAAGTCCACCTGCTGCCGGTATTCATTACCCGTTGTCAGGTTTGTAACGGCGTCATTGCTCAAAGAGCGATCCTTAGATGCAATTGGAGCACCTAACACTACGAACATCCAATACTTATCAACAGCGTTCTTTGTGTAAGCGTTCTCCAGTCTCTCCGGTGACACCCCTATGGATATGCGGGGATTTTTGCGCAGAGTCAGGATGCCTACTGGATCAGGCAGAGTAGTGTTCGATTCAGTGACCGTGAATGTAGTGGTCGATGGGATGGTTTCAACTCTGTAGCTCTTACTGTAGGTATTGAGGGCAGATTCCCCGTTCTCGATTATCGGAGACCCTGTGGCCGTTACTGCGCCGCTGTCGGGCATTGTGAAAGTGACAGTCTTGCGATTGGGTACTGTCAGAAAAGTGAATTCCCCATTGAACTCCGATTCAATAGAGCCGGATAGAACAACGGTTGTGCGGGTATTCGGACGCACTGTTACAGGTTCAGTTAGATCATGGGGTGTAGAAGTTACCAGCGTGCCCACTGCTCCTGAGCGAGTCAAGCTCGCTAGAGGAATAGGAGTCAAAGCGCCAGTCAAGGCTACAGCTCTATTCACTAGTAATCCGTGGGCAGTAGACGTGGTAATAGTCAATGTCGTACCAGCTCGCACAACGCTCGTTACAGTCAAGTCGTCAGTGAACTTGTCCGTTAACTGCGGGATGCGATTCATCAACTGCACTGCTACGTCTGCGGCTTTCACTTCTCTATCTCTTTCGTGATGCCCTTAACCAGATTGACCTCGATGTTACGGGTGCTTGCAAGCACAGTGTTCCTAAGAGTGGGGCGAGGCTTCATCTGCCCTTTGGGGGTGCCGAATTCTATGAATTTTGCATAGTCGGTAGTAGGCTTGTCAATACCGTAGCCGAACTCGATACTGTCGGCACCGTGGACTTTCCATCCTAACGATTTTCGCAAGTCACCGGATTGATTAGCATGAGATTCGCCAGGGGCCGATGAACGATTCCGTAGATTGCTATATTTCCTGCCCGTCTTCGTTCCGTGAAGGATTTGTTTATTCGCTTCCTTCATGAGATCTCTTCCCGTTTCAAACCACGCTTGGCGGATACCTCTTAGGATGTGAGGGCGCAAATTCTTGAGCTTGCCCATTGCTAGCAAGCTGCCGGGTTTCGCAGTGATTTGGATAATGGTCTGAGCCATGCTATGCTTTTGCCGCCTCGCCTAATCCACGTTCGACACATAGTAAACGCATATACTGCTTGCGCTCATCGAAATCTTCAACACGGATGATGTCATACAACTTGCCATCAGTATCCTGAATCCAGATCTCGGCGGTTACTGATGCGTCGAAATAGATAAGAAATTCGTGGGTTATAGTTATTTGATCTGTGCCGGTACCATCGAAGATGACTTTCCCTGTAACCGTCTTGACGCCTGCCCAAACACCGTCGTTCTTATCGACACCGAAATTCTCAACAAAGTCTACGTCCAGTAGCCCAGTGTCAGGATCAAAACCAGGCTCTCCTAGCTGTCGATCCT